ACCTATGATTTGGCAAGCAGTACGATTAATGCTCTTGAAGTTGTTATCAGTAGAGATAATACAGATGTTAAACTAACTCGTATTACTCCTGAAGAATATATGATTATCCCTGCCAAGACACAAACAGGTAAACCTAATCAGTATAGTATTAGAAGGAAAAGAGATAATCCAGTAATGTCTGTATGGCCTATACCAGAAAATTCTACAGATATTTTGAAGATGGAAATAGTTAAAGAAGTTGAAGATACAAATAAATCTGCTGATCAAAATGCAGATGTACCTAAAAGATTTTTACCAGCATTAACTTGTGGATTAGCTTACTATATGTCTATGAAAAGACCTCTGGTAGCTGACACAAAAATTGCTATGTTAAAAACAAACTATGAGGAAAAGTTAGGAAGAGCTATGGAAGAAGATAGAGAAAGAGCCAGTATCTATCTCTTGCCTCGTCTAACTTTTTATAATTAATGGCTACACAAAGGAATGCTCTAGCTCAATGTGATATTTGTGGTTTTGTATATCCACATAGAGTAATGAGATTAAATAGTTATGGATTAGTGGTATGTCCACAGGATTTTGAAGGTCAATTTGATTTAAAGAATAACCCTCAAAATAAAGTACCAAATGTAAAAGATAATCCTGCTATTAGAAATCCTAGACCTGATACAGGTGGTAGAGGAATTACATGGGATGAGACTGCTACATGGATAACAGTAAATCCTACAACTCTGGCAGAAACAAGACATACGACAAAGTATGATGATGCTAACAAAAGTTGGGATGCAATATGACAGACTTAACAGGAAAATTAATATCGGATACCTATAAGCAGTTATTACAGGTTAATGCCAGTACAACGAATACTGGAGTAAAGACTTCACTAACAAATGTTCAATCAGGAGATGGAACAGCTAGTGCTTTAAATCTTGGAACAACTGCAATAAAAGTTTCAGGTACTTTTGGAGTACATGGTAATGCCAGTGTTAGTGGAGATTTACTTGTAAGTGATAAAGTATGTGCTAGTGCTTTTTATGGAGATGGTTCTAATCTAAGTGGCCTTACAGCTTCTATCGGTGGAAGTATATCTGTTGGTAATGCTCTGGTTGATGGGACTTTATCTGTAACAGGAAATGCTATATTTGATGCTAATGTAACTGTAAGTGGTACATTTGATGTGGCAGGTAATACAAGTGTGGGAGGAACATTAACAGCTACTGGTGCTACACAATTAGGGTCTACTGTAACTGTAGTTGGTAAAGGAGTATTTGAAGGAGATGTCTCTGTCAGTGGAGATCTGGATGTAGCTACCAATGCTTCAGTAGGTGGGACATTAGCAGTAACAGGAGCTAGTACCTTTACAGCTAAATCAGAATTTAAAAATGATGTATCAGTAAGTGGAAGACTTGATGTGGCTACTTCAGCTTCTATAGGAAATATTCTTAAAGTTACAGGAAAAGCTAATTTTGCAGATGATGTAGAAGTAAGTGGTAATGTAACGGCTGCATATTTTTATGGTGATGGTTCAAATCTTACAAATGTAGAAGCAGAACTTGGTATAGCTACAAATATTTCAGTATCAGGATATATTCATGTTGGTGGAAGTGTTTCAGTATCTGGACCTCTTAATGTTGTAGGAGCAGCTACATTTCAAAGTGGGGCTTCTGTAAGTAGTTTTGTAAATGTAAATGGAACTCTAACTGTAGCAGGAGCAACTTCTCTAGCATCTACTCTTAGTGTTGGAAGTGCAGCTAACTTTCTAAGCACAGTCACAATAGCAAGTCATACCAGTATTGGAGGTAATTTAAGTGTAGGAGGAGCTACCAATCTAGGATCTACTGTTACTGTAGCTGGTGCAGCTATCTTTGAAGATAGTGTATCAGTTAGTGGTAATTTGGATATGGCAGGGAATGTTTCTGTAGGAGGAACTGCACAGATAACTGGTAATGCAAACTTTGATGGTGATGTCTCTGTCTCTGGAGATGTCTCAATAGGAACAAATCTCTATGTTGGAGGTACTGTTACTATTGTAGGCAATACGACTATGACAGGAGACTTAGGAGTTGGTGGAGCTATACGAGTTAGTACGAATGCTTCCGTAGGTGGTACTCTGGATGTAGGTGGTAATGTTTCTATAGGTGGAAATGTGACTGTTAAAGGAGATGTACATGTTAGTAGTAAGGTATGTGCTTCTGCATTTTATGGTGACGGTTCCAATATTACAAATGTTCCTGTTGATATAACCGGGAATATATCGGTTAATAATGCTACAATAGGAGGTAATCTCTATGTAGGAGGTACTGTAACTGTAGCAGGAATTGGTATATTTGAAAGTGATGTATCTGTATCTGGAGATCTTGACGTAGCTACTAATGCTTCAGTGGGAGGTACTTTTACAGCTACAGGAGCTACACAACTTGGATCAACTGTAACAGTAGTAGGTAAAGCTGTTTTTGAAGGAGATGTATCGGTAAGTGGAGATATAGATGTAGCAACAAATGCCTCTATAGGGGGAACACTTGTAGCTACAGGAGCAAGTCAGTTTGGATCTACTGTTACTGTTGCAGGGGCTGCTATATTTGAGGATAGTGTTTCTGTATCAGGTAATGTAGATATGGCTGGTAATGTTTCTGTAGGTGGAACATCTCAAGTAACTGGTAATGCAGTATTTGATGGTAATGTGTCTGTATCAGGTAATATAGATACAGCAGGTAATATATCAGTTGGTGGTACAGCAACAATTACTGGAGCTATTCAGTTAGGATCTACTGTAACAGTAGTAGGTAAAGCCGTATTTGAAGGAGATGTATCTGTATCAGGAGATATAGATGTGGCTACTAATGCATCTATAGGAGGTACTCTAACAGCTACTGGTGCTACACAATTAGGTTCAACAGTTACTGTAGTTGGTATTGCTATATTTGAAAGTGATGTATCTGTATCTGGTGATCTTGATGTAGCTACTAATGTATCTGTAGGAGGTACTTTCCAAGTTACAGGTAATGCTAACTTTGATGGTGATGTTTCTGTAAGTGGTGACGTATCTATAGGTACTAATCTTTATGTTGGTGGTACAGTTACGATTGTAGGTAATACTACAATGACAGGTAATTTAGGTGTAGGAGGTACAGCTAGGGTATCAGGAAATACTTCTCTTGAAGGCTTATTACAACTTAGTAAATCAGGTGCTGCTGCTGTGCATACAACAGCTATTAATGGAATAGCTTCTGTATCTCTAAACTTTAGTACAGCACAGAATTTCTTGACAACTGTTACAGCAGCACATACAATGGCTAGACCTACTAATGCTAGAGTAGGTCAAGTAGGTAGTGTCTTCTTTGTACAGTCAGGTGGTAGTGGTACATTATCTTGGAATGCTGCTTGGAAGTTTCCAGCAGGTACTGATCCAACCTTTTCTACATCTAATGGTGCAGTAGATAGATTGGATTATATTGTTGCTTCTATTTCTAGTGACGATACAGGTGAAAGTATACAAGCAATACTAACACAGGAGTATGGTTAATGGTTTTTCAAAATAATCTATTAATGGCAGCAGGTAGTATTAAAGAAGTTTTTCAAGATCTTGGAGGATGTTATTTTGATGGAGGTGACTATTATGTACGTACCAGTGATTATAGTGGGTTATCAAATAGTAAAGTTGGTACACTATCTTTTTGGTTCAGGCAAGCATCTTCCGTTGATGATTCTGGAACAGCACGATACCCTTTTCAAAATTACGGTGGGTCTATATTTTTATACATGGGCAGTTCTAATCGTATGAGGATCGGCATTTACGGAGCCTCTAGCTATATTTGGGATGTAACTACATCAACGGATTCATTTAAATCTACAGCAGGTTGGGCACATTTTATTGCCAGTTGGGATCTGGGAAACACTGTGGGTCATGTATATGTTAATGGTGTTTCAGACTCAGCAACTGTTTCTACATCACCAGTAGATCAAACAATAAATTATACAAGAGGCAAATGGGGTTGGGGGGCTAGTTCTACACCATCTGGACCAATTACAGGGGATATGGCCCAATTTTATTTTAATCCAGCAGAATATGTAGATTTAAGTGTAGCAGCAAATTTAAAGAAATTTTATGATGGTGGGCCTGTTGACTTGGGGTCTGATGGATCTACTCCAACAGGTACTTCACCAATTTTCTTTATAAACAGAACTGCTACGGAAGCAGTAACAGCTTTTGATACTAACGATGGTACTGGTGGTAATATGACCCGTACCGGAACTCTGGCTGCTTCATCCAACATACCTTACCCCGGTAGGGTAGCTTAGGAGGATATAAATGTTTAAATACAAAAATAAAGAAATATTTCCGGGTAAAGGATGGAAAGATGATGAAGGAGTCAGGCATCCAAAAAATTGGAATATTTGGTCTAGTGCTGAAAAAAAAGAAAGAGGAATAGTAGAAGTACTTTCTGATACTCCTCCTGATTCTAGATTATATGACTGGTCTGGACCCGACATTAATGGAAAAATAACTTCTACTGCTAAAGATTTAGATACTCTTAAAATACAAATAAAAAGTGAGATTCAGGACCAACAATTTCTTATATTATCTAAAAGTGATTGGACGTATATACGACATTACGATACTGGAAAAGATGTTCCTTCTAATATTAAAAAATGGAGAAATACAATTAGAACTAAAGCTACAGAAATGGAAGATGCTTTAGCTGCTTGTTCTAGTGTTGAAGATATAGCTAAGTTATGGCTTGTTATAGATAAAGATGGTAATAAATCTGGAATACTTTATGATTGGCCTGAGTTGGAAGAGTAATGTTTAAAAAAATATTAATTTTAAATACCTTATTTCTTTTTCTTTCTGGATCTTTGTATGCTGAAGAAAAAAAATCGGAGTTAATTTTAGGAACTATAATGACATCTTTACCTGCTCATTGTGCTACAACAAAAGAAATGGCAAAAGTATTTAAGAAGGAACAAATTGTATTTACAGGTATGATGGATCAAACTAATGTATTTAAAGTATACTTAAAAAAGGATGGAATGTGGACATCTATGTTAGATAATGTATCAGGTATCTCCTGTATTTATTTTTCAGGAATGCCGGGAATAGTGAGTTCTAAGAAAGGTGTAAAAAAAGATACAAAGGTAAGGATATGGGAGTAAGTTAAATGGCAAGTACATATACAACAAATCTTCGTCTAACCAAGCAAGGTGATGGAGACAATCCAAATACATGGGGTGAAGTTCTCAATAATGTTATTAGTCTTGTTGATCAGGCTGTAGCCTCCTATACCACAGTTTCTATAGGATCGGCTGCTACCGTAACCCTAACAGAAAACCAAGGAAGTCAGGATCAATCCAGATCAGCTATCTTAGAATTTAAAGGAACAGTAGGAGGAGCTAATACTTCTATCTTTGTTTTAATACCAAATACACCCAAGACCTATGCAATTAGAAATGCAGTATCAGCTAATACTACAGCTACTGATGCTGTTATACTTAGAGTAGCAGGTAATACAGGAGTAACTGTAGGGAGTGGTAATGGCTACTATATTACAAATGGAACTTCTGTATTTTCTCTTAATGCTGCTGGTATCCCCGGTTTAGGTACAGCAGCTACAAAAGATGTAGGTGTTTGTGCTACAAATATTCCTGATACTTCTCTTGCTGATATAAGATATGTTCCTGCATCTGTATCAAGTACGATTGTAGCTGATAAACATTTTACAGCTTCTGTTGTATTTACCAGTACAGTAAGAACAGATGGTAT